TCAGGTGGTAAGAAGGTTGTCATACTAGATGAGGCAGATTATCTAAACCCACAATCGACTCAACCTGCTATGCGTGGTTTCATAGAAGAATTCCACAAGAATTGTAGATTTATTCTTACTTGTAATTTCAAGAATAGACTGATTGAACCATTACATAGTAGATTTTCAACAATAGATTTCAAGATTGCTAATAAAGATAGACCAGTCCTTGCAAGTAAACTCTTTGCCAAGGTCGGTATTATTCTGAAAGAACAGGCAATACCTTTTGATGAGGCAGTTGTTGCCGAACTTATTAACAAACATTTTCCTGACTATCGAAGAATACTAAATGAATTACAAAGATATTCTGTAAGTGGTAAGATAGATACAGGTATACTAGCAAATATTTCAGATGATAACTTAAACAAACTAATATCATTATTAAAAGAAAAAGACTTTACCAATATGAGAAAATGGGTAGTCAACAATCTAGATAATGATCCAGTTGTAGTATTCAGACGAATATATGATACAATGTATGAGAACTTAGAATCAGAAACTATACCTCATGCTGTATTAATATTGGCAGACTATTCGTACAAGTCTGCTTTTGTGGCAGATCAAGAGATTAATCTTGTTGCCTGCTTGACCGAGATTATGTCTCAATGCAAATTTAAATAAGGAAAATTATATTATGGAAACAAATATTAAATTGTTTAACAACGATCTTTTATTTCGTGAAGATGGAAATACAATAATGAGACCTATGGAGGATCTATTCTTTAACAAGAGAGTTGTTATGTTTGGTCTACCAGGTGCATTTACACCGACTTGCTCAGGTAAACAATTACCGGCATATGAAGATATGCATACTCTTTTTATGGACACTCAAAAGGTTGACGCTGTTTATTGTCTATCAGTAAATGATATGTTCGTTATGGATGCTTGGGGTAAAGATTTAGGTATTGAAAAAGTAAAATTAATACCTGATGGCGATGGTGCTCTAACAAGACAATTAGGAATGTTAGTTGATAAACCTACTGTTAATTTTGGAATGAGATCATGGCGACACTCCTCATTTATAATTAATGGCATAGTCAAAAAGATGTTCGTAGAAGAAGGCATAAATAATTTAGGAGAGAACGGCGACCCATACGAGGTTTCTGATCCACAAACTATGCTAGATTATGTCAAATCCATATGAACTAAAACATTATCTTAACGCAATCAATTATACCAAAGAGGATTTAGTTAAGTCAGACGACAAGATGTGGGCAAAGAAATATCCTGCCTTCATCATCAATAAGATTATGTCTGCCTTTCCTGATACTCTTATGTTGGCGAATGAGATGAATCGTTATCACACCTTAGATAAAGATATACAATTCCAATTTTACATAAATAGTGTTAGAAAAAAGAAACGATTTAGTCCGTTTGTGAGAGCGTCTAAATTAAAGGATATTGATGTGATTAAAGAGTATTATGGGTTCAGTAATGATAAGGCAAAAGACGCTTTAAAGATCCTCTCTAAAGATCAGATAAAATATATCAAAGAAAAATTATTTAAAGGTGGAACAAAATGAGTGAGGAAACACAATGGAGTCCAGAGAGCATGCTCGAAGTCTCTTTAAAAGAACCTGACGACTTTCTGAAGGTTCGAGAAACACTAACGAGAATTGGTGTTGCGTCAAGAAAAGATAAAAAACTATTTCAATCGTGCCACATATTGCACAAGCAAGGTCGATATTTCATAGTACATTTCAAAGAATTATTTGCCTTAGATGGTAAACATAGTAACCTATCAGACAATGATATTGAGAGAAGGAATACTATAGCACAATTATTATCAGATTGGGGTTTAATTAGTATTATAAATCCAGATAATGCCACAGCAAAGGCACCATTATCTCAAATAAAAGTTATTTCATTTAAAGATAAAAACAATTGGTCTTTAGAAACGAAATACAATATAGGTAAAAAGGTAGATGAAACCAGTTAAGTTTAATGACTTTATTACTGAAGCAAAGGAAGAGAGACAGAAACCGGTAACGGTTGCTGTTATTACAAAATCAAATCCGGATCTAAAGAAACAAAAGTCAGGTAAAAAAGCAGACAAAGAAATTACAGTAGATTTTATAATTGATGTATGCTCAGAGATGAAGATTGAGTGTGTTGTTATTGAAACTAAACACGCTATTATAACTGGTAAAGACGAAGAGAAAAATACATTAAGTGTATATAACTATGACGGTAAAGATAGTGAACACGAATTTATTGGCAAAGACACTATTTGTATTACGAGAGCTGGGGCAGTTGAAGATGAGTCTGGTTTATCTATAATATCCGCCTTTGAAAATTCAAGTTCATTTATGGTTAATGGCAAGAATGCTATGATAACTTGTAATAACAAACTTACTTCAGCGTTATTATTTGAAAAATTTAATGTGCCGACACCTCGTACAGCATTTATATCTAACGAGAAAAATATTGATGAGGCGTTAGAGTTAGTCGGTAAAAAGTTTCCAGTTGTGTTAAAAACACTAACAGGTACGCAGGGTATTGGTGTTGTTAAAGTTGATAGTTATGAAGGTTTAATGTCTACCGTACAGGCACTTTGGAAACATGACGCTGAATTATTATTACAAGAATATATGGATGTAGATTTTGACATAAGAACCTTTGTTGTTGATAATAAAATATTTGCAAGTACAAAAAGAGTACAAGGCAGTTCAGACTTTAGAACGAATATTCACAGAGGTGCAAAAGCAATACCGTACAAACTAAATGATGAAGAGGTTGAAATAATACTTAGGGCAGCAAGAGCAAGTAAAGGGTATATGGTCGGTGTTGACCACTTCATACACAAAGGAAAAATTTATGTTCTTGAAGTCAACGGTTCGCCAGGAACTGGTGCTGACTACGAAGGTTATGCATATCAAGAAGATGAAGGACCTAATCCTGGTGGTCAAATATCAGGCAAACAATTAGTAAAAAATGTTATCAAACATACAGTCAATAGAGATAACTGGGACAGACAATCACTAGTAGAAACTGGTTGGTTAGAAACTGTTGACATAGACGGTCTAGGTAAGATCAGAGCAAAACTAGATACAGGTAACGGTGCGAAAGCGTGTTCAATGCACGCCGAAGATATTAAAGAAAACGGCAAGAATATTAGTTGGACTTACAACAATAAAAGATATACTAAACCAAAACATGGTGTATCTAAAGTATTTCGTGCAAATGCTGAGGGTGAAGAACCTTCAGAAACAAGACCAACAATTTTATTAGATTTAACCTTTAATGGTTTTACCTATAAAGATATAGAATTCGGACTAGATCAACGACCAAGATCAGGTTCAGATATCCTCTTGAATAGAGAGGTTATAAAAATGTTCAATGCAAGTGTGAATCCTAATAGGAGATTCGTATTGAGTAAAAGATTACCTCCTATAAACAAAACTAAATAAAGGAAATATAATGGCACAAAGTGAAGTGAAAGTCCTACGATTAAAAGTAGGCGATTTTATAATTGCGAAAGTAAGTGAAATGAAAGACTCTTATACCATGGATAAACCAATGGCATTAGGATTTGTTGGCGCTGGCGAAACAGGACAAGGCACACTACAATTTGCCCCTTGGTTCCCATTTACTGATAAAAGAGAAATCAATATAAAAAAAGAAGATGTACTTCTCATAGAAGAACCTGGTTTAGATTTATTAAATCACTATAACAAAAACTTTGGTAGTGGTCTAATACAAACACCTAAAGGTTTAATCACCGAATAAATTGACAAACTACATATCAGTATATGATAATGTAATCACACCTAATAAGTGTGATGAATTTGTTAAATTATTTGAAGATAATAAAGATCAATCTTTTAAAGAAAAATCAGACTGGAGATCGTTTCAAGAATTTCCTCTTGATAATTTTCCAGAGTTAATGTATGAGATTGAAGATTTATTTGTATCTTATGTTAAAAAATATCAAATAGATAATAACATATCTGAACATATCTGGCCACAATATTATGATTTAGAACAGATACATATGAAAAGATATCTACCTAATGATATTGATAGATTTGACACTCACGCAGACGCAACCGGTGAATTAACAATGTCAAGATATCTGGCGATGTTCATTTATCTAACAGATAATGATTCAGGTCATACTTCTTTTCCCGACAGAGATATAAAAATACAACCAAAGAAAGGTAGACTTTTAATGTTTCCTCCTAATTGGTGTTATCCTCATAGAGGCGAAAAAGTATTTGACAAACCAAAGTATATTTTAAGTAGTTATTGTCGTTTAAGGCTTGACATTTGATTCAATTCCTGTTATAATGAATATATGAAGTTCTACACAAGCGTTATTCCCCATAGAGGCAGATTACTAACACGAGCAGTCGTGAATGGTAAACGAATCAAACAAAGAATAAATTACAAACCTTCATTATTCGTACCAGTAAAAAAAGATACCAAATATAAAACTCTTGACGGCAGACCGTGTGAGAAAGTATCTTTTGATTCTACTTACGAACAACGAGAGTGGTTAAAACAATATGATGGCGTTACCGGTTTCGAGTTCTTCGGCAACACCAGACACCATCATTCATTCATATCAGACGAATTCAAAGGTCCTATTCAATGGGATCGAAGCAAAATCAATATCATAACTATTGATATTGAAACAATGTGTGAAAACGGTTTCCCTGACCCTAAGACTACAATAGAACCTGTACTTTGTATAACAGTAAAATCTCTTAATGATAAAGAGGTAATTGTTTTCGGTACAGGTGACTATGTTAATGATAATGTTACCTACATAAAATTTTCAACAGAGCAAGAAATGCTTGAGGCGTTTCTGAAATTCTGGGAAGAGTATGATCCTGATATCGTAACCGGTTGGAATTGTAAGTTCTTTGATATGACTTACATTATCAATAGAGTTAAGTATCTTCTAGGTGAAGATCACATTAAAAAATTAAGTCCGTGGGGTATTGTTGAATCAAAAACTCAAGGCAGTCAGTTCGGTAATGAATTGCCTTATTATGATATTCTTGGTGTATCAACCTTAGACTACTTAGACTTGTATAAGAAATATACTTATTCAAGGCAAGAGAGTTATCGTTTAAACTATATCGCTGGCGTAGAACTTGGTGATTTTAAAGATGACAATCCTTATGAAAGTTTTAAAGAGTGGTACACCAAGGACTACCAGTCCTTTGTAGATTATAATGTTCAAGATGTTGAGTTAGTTGATAGACTAGATGATAAGATGAAACTTATTGACTTACACCTAACAATGGCATATGAGGCGAAAGTTAATTATCAAGAAGTACATCAACAAGTAACCATGTGGGATGCAATTATATTTAATTTCTTAAAAGAAAAGAATATAGTTATACCTCAAAAAGTTGAACACTTAGACGCCAGAGGTTATGAAGGCGCCTATGTGAAAGATCCGATTGTAGGTTTTCACGATTGGGTTGTGAGTTATGATTTGAACAGTCTGTATCCACATTTGATTATGCAATATAATAT